CAAATCCTGTTGCACCAGTGCTTTTTCCTTTAACAAAATATGATTGCTTAATCTCTGATGTAGTTACTGCTTGATTTAATGTGAGTTTTGTGTATGTTTGAATATCATAAAGTCTCAAATCCCAACTTGTGGTTGCATCTACATATGCAGAATCTGTTAAATTGAAAGAGTAAACTCTTGCTTCGCCAATTTGTTCTCCAAGACATCCAAACTGTGCGTACAGTGAGATTGTTTCTCTTACTTTTGCTACGCCAGTTACATTATTAACTCTTAAAATATTTCCCATTTCAAATGGGACTGTTACGTTTTTAATATCTTCAGTATCTCTCGGTTTTTCTACATCAATGATCGATGTTGATGGTTTTTCAATATCATATCCTTTTACATATGCCTTACCTGGAGATATTTTTAGTGATGCAAGATTATCAGATGGAATGTTTCCTTGATCCGTTTGCTCATTAGCAAAGAATGAACCATCATTCCCCAGTAAATTGTTTAAGGATTCTTCTAAATTTAAATCGAAAGGTCTTACAGTATAATCACCAGACTCATCAAAAGTCCTTTCTGCAATATAGTCTCTAATTTTATTATATTCAGTTTTTGTTGTTGTTTTCTTAACTCTTCCGTTTTTTAATCTAAGTAACTCTACAAAATCAGTATCATTCTTATCTGTTAATAATCTTTTTGTGAGAGAAAGAGATATTTTAAATCTATCGGCACCTGGTGAGGCATAGTTTGTAAATCCCTTTGCATTATCATATAATGATTCGTCTTCTTTTGCATTGACAATAGATTCGGTTATCTTTAATCCAACTCTATATGATGGAGTATTTGTATATTCATCTAAAAGAATTGTTTGATTCGAAACACTTACAAAATATCCCCTTATAAAATAAACTCCATCACCAATTGATGCTGCTGATCCAATAGCAGTTGCATTTGTACTGATTGAAGATCCAAAAGGGGTCCCTGCATTTATAGTTGTATTCCCATATACAACATTTTCTGTCGCAGACAGCAATTCTCCATCTACAAATTCGGAGAACTCAAAGTTTGAATCAGATTCAAGATATTTTACATATAATGTAATATCAGTTACATTATCATTTTCTGTTGGTAGAACTACTTTTTGAACTTTTGCAGTAACTCCAGTAACTTGTCCCTGTATTGTTTTTCCGACAAACTTATCAATGTATGTTGATATATCAACTCCAAATTGAGTCGAATTTAGTTTAACAGCATAAAACTGCCCATCATATGTTATGTTTCCGGGGATAACCATTGATCCCTCTTTAAACATATGACTTCCAAAATCTTCAATCTGATTTTGAAGTATTGATTGTAGAGTTGTCAGTTCTCTAGACTGAACAGGATATCCTGGTTTGAATAAAACTTTTAGGAAGTTTTTTGCTGAATCGAAATCGTCATAATATGGATTGATATTTAAGTTTGTTTTTTGCGACATTTTTCTTTAGAATTCCAGAATAATTTTGATGTCTTCTTTTTGTCTAGAGTCTCTTTCTACAAGAGAACGATTGTCAATGTAGATAATATCTCCTGTGTTTTTATTTATCTCCGGATCTGCAATCCCTGCTGAGAAAGTTACACCTAAACTAACTTGTTTAGATCCAATCGTTGTTGTGATTCCACTAAAATTAATGTCAACCGATCCTGAAATAGGAGATATTGTTTCAGTAGTTGATGCAAAACTAACGACATTTGCTTTTGAAGTAACATCATTTCTGTCACTCTGATCGATACCATTAGCAAAATTTAATGATCTATCTTGATAATACTTCAATACCCTTGTATCGGTATCATATGATGCGATGTATCCTCTTGCAGTTCCACTTGAAGTGGTTTGAGATATTGCCGTGCCGACAACAGGTGTTCCACTAAAATCTGAAGTCAACTTAATAGCACCCAAAGATGAATACTCATTACCAGTAAAAGTTGTTTTTGAGTTATATTTTTCTGGATTTTTTATGATTCCAACTTGAGAAAATTTGGTGTCTGTTGGAAAGTCTTTAGTAGAGTCATCAAATCTAGAATAAATCAAAACTTTATCCGCACCCAATTCTGTATAAATGTCATAACCATGACCTCTAGATGGAGGAATGATTGGAATCAATTTTGCTACATTGTTACCTAAAGAATCGGTTGATGAGTGACCAAAATCAACAATTCCAAAAGTATATCCACTGCCACCAGAAACGACTGTTGTCTTTGTAATCTGCCCGGAGCTGTTAACCTCTATATTTACTTTTGCCCCAGTTCCATCACCCTTAATATCATAAGTTCCTGGATTATAAATCCCACTTCCACCATCTGCAATATATACAACTTTTATTTGATTATTATTTACAGTTGAATCAGCAGAATCTCTTACACTTTGAATTTGAAAGTCGGTAGATGTTGACCAATTGTTTGGAAGAACAATATACTCTGTAGAGTCAAACTTAATAATATCACTTGGAGAAATGGTAAACAAATATTTCCAAATATACCCATCACCACTCGTTCCCGCAGCAGATGGTTCCAAATCAGTAAATGTGGGTTCATCCTGAGATGTATTTCCTGTCAGGTTTGATGAACCTCCAATATCTCCATGCGACCCATTATACAGGCATATATAAACTCTAAAGTCACTATTGATAACAAAGTAGTTTGTATCGTAAAGTCTTGCACTTCTAGAGTTAGGAGTTTGATTTGCAACACTATAATCATGACGATACATATCGTATCTAGTATTTGCAGTCCAAGTAACTTTTCTTACAACTCTCCTAATATTTGAACTGTTTAGTTTTTTGCCAAATAAAGCAGTATTTCTATAATGACTCAAATATTGTTGATTATCAATAGGACTTGGTGGATTAGATGGAAGATCACTCCACGAATCTGATCTACCAAATCCGACAGAAGTTGGTCCAGGATTCGACAACCCTAGAAACACATAATATGAATTATTAGTATCCAATACAGAATCTACAAAATTATTGGCATTCGCAATTCTAAATTGATCTGTTACTATAGCAGCCATATTACACAGTTTTTTAGATATTTATATTGTTTAGTTAAGTGTTTCTGGAAGTGCTCCAGTTTTTCTAAGACCTTCACCTCTTCTTTGGATTGTTGGGAATGTAGATAAACCAACATCAACAGTTTTTCCAGTAACTCCAATAGAAATCGGGGATGAAGATCTAGTAATCGATGTAAACAGTCCCCAAGAGAATTCCCCAACAATATCTCCACTTGTAGTAAGTCCAGTTGTAACAGTTCCAGAATCAATATTACATGTAACAATTCCAACTGTTCCATCAATAGTTATTGCACCAATATAATAGATATTGTCTAAGAATGTTGTTCCAATACCAACTACAGCACTGTTGGAACTATCGACTGATGTTACGCCAGATCCAACCTTTGTATTCTTAATGAATATTGGATATCCAACTTTCAAATCATTACCAAATGCTGTTGGAGATCTATCGAGGAAGAACTTGATTCCTAATGGATGTCCACCTGTTCCCGTAGTGGTCTCAATAGATGTTATTATTCCAGAGAAACCAGAAACAAATTGAATACCTCCTAAGTTTTCATAATTTGGATCAGGTAAAGGAACAATAGTTTTTGGTGTAACAGTATAACCAAATCCTGGATTTGTAATGTTGATTGGAGTAGTTAAAGATCCACCACTTCCAACTGTTGCGGTTGCAGTGGCAGTTGTTCCGAATCCAATATTTTGTGGATCATCAATCCGTAAAGGATTTTGGAACCTAATATTAACAGTAGATCCAGTATATCCACTTCCACCATCAACAATAGTAAGAGAACTGATAGTTCCACCTACACCAATAGTTGCAGTAATATTTGCTGGTGAAGGATCTTCTTTACCATCAACAACAATACCTTTCAATGAGTTGTATGGCCCAGCACCAAGATTATATGCAAAATCACTTACATCGTCAACAAAAACTCTAGAATCTGAAGTTGAAACATTTTTAATAATTTTTGCAGTTGGATATACTTGAGAAAGTATAGATTGTCTTGTCTTATATACAAACTCACCATTAATTACTCTATCAGTTTTCTGTTTTGTCCATGATATAGGTTTGTCATTAACCTCATCAACTCCTTGATCAAAATATAAATTTGTTTCAAACTTATCAGAAAATGAAACATCAAAAACAGTTCTTTTATTTTGAGTAACTGTTCCGGAAATGGTATCATTTTTAAATACCTGGACATCATCACCTCTTCCTAAAGTTGGAATAACATTTTCTACTTGTATATCATCTAAACCTCTTGTTCCCCTAAAGAAGAAAATGTCAATATTATCAGTTGGTTTTGGTGCAACACTGAATGCGAATGATGTACCTCCATCAAAAGTATATGAATCTCCAGGACTTTGAAGAACTCCATTGATGAATATTAATAATACATTTTGAAGATCTATAGTAGAATCTTCTGGTTTTTCAAAACTAAAAATCGATCCATTATAGAATAGTGGAAATCTGATTCTTGTTCCATCCTGATAGTTTTTAATGGAATCAATAAAGTCAAGTTCTCCAAACTGCCATGCTCCAAAATTATCAGTAAATGTCTCCAATACAGTTATTTCAAAATCAGATAGTGGAGATGCTAATCCAGCAGCAGTGACTAATCCAACTGGTTTGAATACGTCACCTTTTCTGAATGCATATCCAGATCTTGCAATAGAGAAACTATTAACAGCAAAATATGTTGATCCAACACCTACTGTTGAACTTGCACCAACATTGACATTAAGCAATAATCCAGTTCCAGTCTCAGTTGTTGCACCTACACCTATTCTAGAAACACCGGTTATTTCGAGGTTTTCATATGAAGGTTCCGAAACGTAAATTCTAGTTTGATCAGAGTATCCAGAACCACCATTTGTTACATTAAATGTTAATGATCCACCAGCCCCAACAGTCGTTACTGGGGAAGCGGTTATAACTGCTCCAGATCCATTTCCAGTTGGATCAAAGACTGAAACTCCAATTGAAACAATTCCATTATATCCAGACCCAACATTATCAGTTGCTCCAAGACCGATACTATTCTGAATAACACCACCACTAACCACCGCGGTGACTGAGGCACCAACAAGAGGTGCATATCCAAGTCCACCAGTCGATCCAAGAGAGATGATGATACCACCTCTAGGGATTTGGTTCTGATTCACATCAGATTCTGAAATCAAAATACTATTTGGATCCCCTATATCTGTTCTAATACCACTGAATATGATAGAAGATATTCCTGTAGGAGAGGTTTGCTCAATAATTTTGAAATTTCTTGATGGATTATTTTGAGTTGTTGGAGTTTGGAATATTCCATTAATAAATACCACTCCATTTCCACCCGTAGTTCCAATTCCTGCAGTGTTTGCCCCACCAACTGTCAATGTGAATGTTCTTCCAATTCCACTAAATTCATCAGAAATATTATCATAAACTTGATTCGTGGTATAATCACTTCTAAGGAATACTCTACCAGTAAAGTCGGAAGTTTCAACCTTTAAGTTGTTTTCATTTCTAGTAATAGTTGGATTACCTCTAGGTGCTTTTGTGAAGAAAATACTGTCTCCAACAATGTTGTAAGATCCTTTGTATATTCTAGTTAATGTTGAATCGGTATGTGATGTTGCGGAAGATCCTACATAACCTCTCTCAACCTGAACTAATTTTTCAGTTCCAGTATTGGTAATCGGTCCAACATTTGTTGTTCCAAATCCAACATTGACAACTTTCATATATTCATCATCGATTTTTAAAATATCAAGAGGAACTATAGTCGTGATTCCACTTAAAGCAAATACTGTTGATGATGTTGCGATTCCGCCACCATTTCCACTTAATGTTTGAGAAATTTTTGTGAATGCGATTGGATATTGTACAACATTGTCGAGAGTAATGATTGTTTTTTCATTTCTATTTGCCATTGCAAATTGATGAGCATTTCCTTCACCTAAGGATGTGAATGTAACTGCTGTTCCTGATTTTGTCGTTGATATCGAGAACTCATTGTCATTATTATTGACAACGGCAAATACTTGTGTTGGGAGTTCTGCAATAACAGATCCATTCTTATACATCATTGGAGTTGATCCAACACCAACAAATGTTGATCCTGGAGTATAAACTAATTCTTCACCATTACTAAAGAAGTGGTTATTAATCGAAAATACTCCTGTTGATTGATTGAGAATATTTGTATTTGCTGGATTAAATGTCTTAGCAAAAATTGGAGTACCATTCGATTTAAGTACAAAGTCTTCTTTATTAATTCTATCTCCATTGATTGCAAGATATAAAGAGGTATTTACAGTTTCTACTGAATTTCCATATAAAAGATTTGGTGCTTGATTTAAGAAATCAACAGTCGTATAAAGACATTCACTGAAAGATTTAATTTCAACATTACCAGTAAAACTTGCATCTGGATAAAACTTAATTAAAACATTATCTCCGGAATATTCTCCACCAAATGTTCCTATACCAGACGTAGTATCAAATTCTTCAGTTCCGGATATTGAAAGGAATGAAGATTGTTGAACATAAATATCAGTTTTGTCTTGAACCATCATAATCTGGTGGATCGATTTTGTTGATCCAATACTAACTTCAACTAAAGACCTTGATGCATCAAAAGTATTTTTGTCTAATGATAAGAATGATATTGTACCAACACCATCAGCAAAATCGGATTGATAAATTGCAGATCTTTCGTTACCAACTGGTTGATTTGGTAAGATATATCTGTATGTTCCAACACCAACAGAAGTTGTTCCAAATCCTACGATTCTAGTTTTTACAACAACATCTTCATCAGAATCATTGTTGAAAGTCAAATTAACTATTCCAGAATCTATACTTGCTCCAAATGATCCAATCAACCCACTAGATCTTGAGAAATCTCCTACATCAAAATAGAAGTCTGCAATACTTGTATTAGTTCCATCATGAGTTAAATATAACTCAACAAAATTCATATCATTACTATTTTCTTTATAAATCTGTGCATTGACATGAAGTGATGTGAACTTATCAGTTGCAACTCCAATAATAGTTGAAGTAGATCCAGTAATAACCTCCTGACTGCGGGAAGTTAGATTTATAAATCCTACCGATTTTGTTCCTACACCAACAACTTGATTATCAAACTTTTTGTGGATATATTTAATATCATACTCAATATTAAATGGATCTTCTGGAGTAAACCTGAGATAGTTGTCTCCAAATACATCACTTTCTATTGAGAAATCTCCGTACTGTTCTCCATTCTGTGTTGTGAATCCAGATCCAACATTTACTAAGGACTGTTTTTCTAAAATAGTAATATTTCCATTAATATCATCCTTTAAGAAAACTAGATTTGTAAGTTGAACATGATTTTTATTACTTACGTCAGAAACTTTAAACAAATAATTGTTATATGATCCAACATCATCCAGATTCAATATGTCTATGTAAGCAAGTGGTTCGGATTCAAAAAGACTAAACTGATCTTGAATATTGTCAATTTTTAAAACAATATTAGATTTAGACTGATTGTAATTTGTAAGTTTTTTATTTGATAATTTTAAGAACTTTGATCTTTCGTTAACCACATCAACATCTTTCACAAAATCGAAGAAATTAATAGTGTCCACTCTCTTTTCATCAGTATAATCTCTTACGATTGTCGTTTTATCCAAGAAACTGGTGATCCCAATCTTCCCATCTTCATCGGATACAACTTCTGTATCTGAGAAGTTTTTAGTTCCTACTGAATGTACCAAACTATTAACTGGTGTTCTAATGTCTTTCCACTGTTGCCTACTCTTAATAGAGTAAGAAAGGTTCTGATAATAATCATTATCTGCAAGGATCTGATAATCTTCACTTAACTTGCCAGTTTCAGTATCCCAACCTTCATTTTTTCTATTAGAAAACTTAATCTGATACATTCCATCATATTTGACTAAAGATTCGATAGTTGCAATATTTCCAGATGTTTTTCCTTGAATAGTCTCATCAACAGACAAATCATAAGATCCAAATACCTTAAGAAACCCAGTATCATCGTATCCAGTGACTACCAAATCTCTATCTACACCATTACTAATGATTTTTTCTCCGACTTCAAATGCAGAAGGTTTTAATGAAATTGTAAAAGTTGGATAATCATCTTTAGATATAATAGTTCCGAAAGAATCTTGAATTGTTTTTGCAATTCCAGTATTAGTTCCTAAACCAGCAATACTAACGGTGACTTGATCATCAGTTAATCCGGGTGTAAATTTATTTTCATATTTTGTGACCGTAAAGAACTTATATCCATAGTCACTAGAATTGAATCCATCTCCAGAAGCACTATACTTTTGAATACCTTCAAGGAAGACCTTATCATTCACTGCAAATGTATCTGTAGAGAATCCTGCAGGTGGTGTTGTGAGAATGCAAGTAAAGATTCCAGTATTTGATGATTGTACCTGCTTTATACTGATTCCATTAGTATTATTGACAGTGAAGAGTTCTGCCGATTGATCTGAAATCCCTTTTGGTGGGACATCAATATTCAAACTTGTAATTGAGTTAGCTGTCAATATTGGTCTTATTAATCCATTATTCAGTACAGTTCTTGTGTTGTTATTAACAACAACAACTTCAGGTTCCGAAATATATCCATATCCGCCCGATGTTATAGTAACAATGCCAATTGTATTAGAATCTTTTAACTGAATCTTTGGAGATATGAAAGATTCGGGTTGTAATGTTTTATCAGAAGAATATTCAAATCCTTCATTTATAACTTTAGTTTCTATAATGTTTCCAATTTCATCAGAATTGAGAGAAACAAATAAGTTTTCTCCATTTGCTGAGGTTACACTTGATAAAGTGGGCAGTTTTTTATATTCAGATCCTCCAGATAAAAGTTTTACTCTGTTTGCTGGACCTGATGCTGATAGGGAAGTGGTTGTATATTCTAACTTATCACACTCTATCGATCCATATGACATTTTTTCTGGTTTTTGTCGTAATGAAACTTGGAATGTGGTAGTTCCTACACCTGAGATTGAATAAGTCTGATTGTAGATACTATTAACAAATTCAATCTCGGAGAAATCACTAACGTCTTTATCAGAAGTACTAATATACCCAGATTTCTCTAAAGAATAATACAGTTTTTCTGGGAATCCAGAAGAATGATTGAGTGTATATGATGCACCAGAAAGACCTGTAGTACCAACATTAATCGTACTGAAAGTAGATGTGGACCCCGTTGATACAAACTCATTTTTGAAATCTTGATCATAATAAACTCTAAATGCATATCCAGACAAAGAAGAATCGGATAGATCAAATACAAGATTATTGTTTACTACAGATTCTATTCTTGGATTGATTGGAGAAATAGTTTGTGATGATCCACCAGTTCCAGCAATACTTACTACGACTGGTGGATTTTGTTTAGAATTGGTGAGAGTTTCACTTAACTTAATCGTGTTGGAGTCTACTTTATAAACAAAGTAAGAACCAGTACTTAGACCAGAGGCAACAACATTTGCTTCATAATAAACTTTATCTCCCGTTTTTAAATCATGAGAACTGATAGTAATCTCATTAGTTGATGTATTGACACCTATAGATGTAAATCCTATAGGATTAATTTGAAGATTTCCTGTAACAGAATTTCTTTTTACTACGACAGCAGTTGATGTTCCTATTCCAACAGAAAGATTTGGTTTTACATTTAGTGTAATTAAATCTCCGGCAGTCAATCCATGTGCTGTTGATATTGAAACTGTCGATATAATCTTTTCAACTTTTGCTGTTTTCTGCTCAAAATTACTTTCAAAGTAGTAATCATCTGCATCACTACCGTTTGTGATAAAAAATACTTCGTCGGATGTAAGAGAAGTTTTTATGCCAATGGTGCTTGGCGACTTATTAACAGCATATACTGTAGTTGGAAGATTAAAAGGTGTTCCTGTTGGGGAAGTAGAAATTGAAATATGACTATTACCGTTTCTACTATATGTTAATTTTTGATTGGTTTTGAATGGATGATCCTCTAAACTAATTCTTTGAGTGGGAATAGATCCTATTATTGTTTCTTTTCCAAATGAATAGGAAACCTCATATCCAGTTCCGGCAGTTGTGCCTAATCCAACAGATTCTCTAGGGTTGAAATAAATCTTATCATTAACTTTTGACTCAAAATAATCTAGTTGCTGATCAATAGTAAAGGTTTTTGTTTTAACCGTTATTGCCACACCAACATTATGTGTAGTTCCGGGAAGACCTCTCTTTACTCTGAGAATATTTTTATCTTGGTATACATTAAGAACTTCAAGAGTCTCTGTCCCAATCTCAATAGTATTATCAACAGAAATACCAGATGGAACTTGCGTCACATAGATTTCTGTTGTTGCAGCACCAGTTCCTGCAATCTCTGTAGTTATTCCTATAGTTGGAATACTTGAAACATCAATTTGAAAATGACCATTTAATGAAGATAGTGTAGATGTGGAGAATCCGGATATTGAAACATAATCATTATCCCCAAATACATGGAAAGGTTCTATAGTTACGTTTACCTTCCCGTCCTTTCTCCAAGTAAATAAGGCATTGTTATATGATTGATATGTTGTATCAACTCTATTAATATTTTTTCCTTTCAACTCTGAAATTTTTGCAGAAATTCCACCACCATTTGTTCCAGTATTATCAAAGTTTAAAGAGTCATTTACTTTAAAATTGTCACCGGCATTTATAATGTCTATAGATTTAATAGATCCTTCCTGAACAGACTCAATAGATATTTTTTGTCTTTTAATTTCATTACTTTCTATGATAAAATCATTATCGGCATTTGGTTCTGAAATCTTATATGGAAACGTGTTTCTGGAAAGTGTTGAGTTATTAAAATCAAATGTTTGGTCTAATGTTGTATTTTCACTTAAAGTATTTGATCTAAAAGTATCTCCAATAAAATATGGGAATTGTGGTTTTCCTGATACTGGATTTATTGATGCATAGTATGCATATACCCCATTTGGAAACTCTTCAGTCTTTGCAAATCTTCCATTATTTCTATCAAGATCTCCACTTCCATTTTCATATCTATAATCCTCAACAAAAAATCCTAGAGGAAAATCGGTTGTTGATGGTCTATCATAAATGTTTGATACGTTTTTAACGTAACTGGAAGTCATCGTTTTGATGCCAGTTATATTTTCTGGATCTGCAGAAGAATATGAACCATAGATTGGATTTCCATCATATGCCCATCCGATGATTCCAGAAATACCTGATCCATCATCTTGGAAAGATGACCTCAATGTATCAAAATATCCGGATACGGAATATGATAACTCATCATCAACGTCTCTTAAAATTTCATTCTGTTGTGTCGAAAGTTTTTCAACTTGATTAACAGACAAAGATCTAATAGAAGACTCAAATATTTGACCCTTTCCACTTGAAATGACTTCAATAGTGCTAGAAGTTGAATATCCGATACCCGCATTGACTATTTTGATTTCGGAAACTTTACCATCAGAAATTATTGCTCTCAATTTGGCACCTGTTCCGGATCCAGTTGGATCGATGACAACAACATCAGGAACTGAGAAATACTCAAATCCACCAAACTGTAGATTGACTTGATTTATTGATCCATTAACTATGATCGGAGAAAACTGTGCATCTCTACCATTTTTTACTGTAAATGATGGTTTCTTTTGGAGGTTTAAAATGTTAGACCCATATCTTGTTCCTGGTTCGTAAACATAGATTTGTTTAATCGATCCTTTAATGACAGGTGTTAGAGTCACAGACTGTGTTTGAGTAGTTGTCCCAAGTCCAACTGTCGTAACCTCAGCTAATGCTTGAATATCAGGATATTTGAATTGCTGAAAACCTGTTCCCTTTGAAGACAAGTTCACAAATTTTCTTTGTTCATAGTTAGTGATATTTGTACCCCCAATACCAGCATCACATACTCTAAACGAATCATTATTATTCTTTAGAACATAATATTGATTGGTTGTAGTCAATCCAGAAATATTTTGTGGTTGTGTCGATCCCAATCCAACAACTGATGTATATTCTACAATTTCACCACTAGAAAATCCATGATTAGCAAAATTGATCAAACTTTGTGAGGTAGAAATTCCTGATGGTTTTACTAAAAGTTTTCTATTTGTGAATGTTCCGCCGTCAATAACTTTTATCTCAGAAATAGTTTTCTTTGGTGTTCCAGTTAAAAACTTATGAGTTCCACTCAAAGAAGTAGTTCCAAAAGAAATAACATTTGTATTGGACTGATAATCATCAAAAGTATTGAACAATCTAACAGTAGTATTACTATCAATCTTCACAAAATAATTCTTATTATCAACTAATGCAGATACTCCTAAACCAATACTGATATTTTCGTTTCCATTATTTTTATAAGTAACTTCTTCACCATTTGTCAAGTTATGACTACTTAAAAATGTAAGTTGTGGTGTGGTAGTGCTTATTCCCCCACCTTCAGTAGTTGCTCTACCATCAAATAGTATCTCTCTTCTCTTTACAACTGTTACTGGTTCAAAAGAACCACCAGATCCATTTCCCCCAGTAACATTGACTGACAATACTTCTTTGATATCAAAATCTTGCTTATCAACAATAATTTCTTGTACAGAACCACTTATCACTGGTTGAACCAATGCAGTTGTTCCCAACCCTGCAGAAACCACTATTTTTGGTGGATTGATTACATCAAAACCAGATCCTTCATTTAAAATATTTACATTTTCAATAGGACCATAATAAATCTTATCAAAAGTTTTATAGTTGGAAATTTCGACACCATTGATCAACATCCCAGTTGTTCCTGGAATTGTTTTTTCTCCAGTCCCGATCTTATTATTTGGATTTAGAGTAAATTTCTTTAAAACTTTTTGTGGATTTATCGTCCTCGATTTTTGAGAATATAAAACAAAACTATGTGTTTCTAGTGGTGTTGTTAAAGACTCAAACTGAATGGCATTGGAATTGGAATCTAAAAATGAGTTGGAAGTAAAAAGTTTTATCTTTCTGGGGTTGGATAAAACTTTAACATAGTAAGAACCTTCAGGTAGTCCATTGAGAGGGGTTCCAGATGCCTTGTATTGGACTCTTTCTCCACTAATGAAGGGAACATCGGTATCAAATAAAATAGAGGTGTATAAACCAGTTGTAGAATCTAAATCTGATAGACTTCCAGAATTTGCAGAAATAGATGCTGAATTTAATGATTTCGTTATCTGATAGGCATAATTGTTGTCAAATCCATTCCCCCAAGAAGGTAAAGAATTTGATGCAACATATGCAAAATCATTACCATCCAAGTAAACATTCTGAACATCAGAAATGATACTATTATTTCCATATTTAAATGGGATAGATGCACTGTTTGCCTTTTTAATCTTTCTTCTTATCTTGTAACTTCTACTTGAAACCGGATTGAATTCACTTGAATCTAAATTTCCTATAGATAATGATTTGGATTGTGGAGGTATATCGGCACTAATATATGGTTTAGTTGAAATTTCTGTTGGAAATACAACAGTGTTTGTCGTTTCATCTATAAACTCTACAAGATCTCCTTTTTTAAATTGAGATTTATCTACTGATGTTTTTAATGAAACCAATGCCCCATCAAAAGAATCGATACTGACAGAAGAACTAGTGTTGTAAATCCAAGAATTTGCAAAAATTTCTTTATATGTTTTATTTTGTTCTGGATTTTTGACTAAAGTACCAACATTTTTAACAGTTATTATATCACCTTCACTGACGGAAATTGTTTTTGACTTTTGTACAAAATCAGATAAAACACCAGTAAGCCTCAAAACAACTTTCTTTGTGATATCACCATCTTCATATGCAAAGTAAGTATCATTAGAATGAATATTATCAGTAGCAGTAATATCACTAGTAACTCCAGAACATCCTAAAAACTGATTAATACTTTTATCAGAGTATGTGATAATATTTGATCCAGAATATAATATTCCAGTTTGTCCAAATCCAATAGTAGAATCTACTGATATTACTGATGATCCTACACTTACACTCTCTAAAACTTTTGAACTGGGTGTAACTACAAAATTTCCTTGAACACTACTATTGTCATCATATCCAACAAATAATCCAATCTTAAAATATTGCTTTTGATTTCTTGTAAATGCTTCAACAGAAGATATCGATGCATTAGTGGCATCATCTGTTGTTTTTGTTAATGTTTGGCCAATTATTTTTAGTGGATTGCCAGAAATAACCTCAGCAACACATATTTCCCTCCTAATAAACCCTGCATCAGAAGGCTTAATCAAATATTCTTCAAGATTAATAATCTTTGGGTTCTCTCCATATAATACATTGAATAAAATCCTAAACGAATCGTCTGTTCCCTTTGATTCATAGAAAGACCTCGCTTCTTTGATAAAGTTTCCAACGTTGATTTTAGAATCAAAAACTCTATCTTCAAATCCTGGAGTATATGTAAATTTTAATTTCTTATAAAATTCTTTTAAAAATAATGAACTTAAGTTCTGTATTTTTGCACCACTACTATGGGATGCTGCAGTTGATGTAGAGAATACTAACTCTTCCTCATTTAGATCTGCATGATAACTGGTAATACCCGAAAAACCACGAACACAACCAGTAAAAGTATTTGGTGTGATACCAGTATATGTTATAATCTCACTGTCTATTTTTAAAAGTCCATACTGATTGGGAAATCCTTTTGTACTTGAAACAGTGATAGTAGTATCATCTATACTAATATTAGATGACAGTGTGGTAAAACCAACAACCACGTCTGGGGTGAGGTTATCTACCTTTAAATATTCATCTAAATTTTCTACAATATCAACAGGTCCACCCTGATATTCCTGAGAAATATAATATTGCTTTAAAAAATCTACTGCCTTTGGACTTTCATCCAAGACAAATTCTGGTAACTGATTGGAAATTATATCCTGAATCTTTACTCTAGATTCAATCCCAGTCTGTATCATACTACTCTCTGATTAAACTTCCGTTTGAATAACTTGATGTGTAAAAATCTCTGTTGAAAACAGTTCCAGATATTTCATCACCGGATGAAATAACATCTTTAATCATATTTATTTTGGTTTTTGAAATATCAAAATTGAGATAAAGATCCCTCAAACCAACTACATCATTGGATTCTGGGAAAGCTTGTATTTCAATAACATTGTTTGGTTTCACTGTAGAAACTATATTTACTGTTCCCAGATTTATTTCACCTTTTACATAGTCAATTGTTCCTGCGGACTTAGCAATAACCCTTACAGTACCATCAGATAAGTTCTTAACAATTGATAAAATTCCTGTTTTTTTATCTGCATTTGGAACATCAGTCAAATAAACAATGTCAGATTCTCCAGATACTCTAAATCCAGTCGATTTGATATTTTTACCCTGATCAGAAACATGGAATTGATTACCAAAACATAACTCATATTGTGTAAACTGATTCAAAAGTGCTACTAAGTTTCTTCTTATCTTAATTCTTGTAATATTTGATGTTATAGCAGTATCGGTATTATCGATAGTTCTGAGAACTTTACTGTATCTAAATCTGCCGCCAAACTTATTTAAATCTGTCGATTGTGAATAATTTGTGAGTGAGTTGGATATTTTTGCTTTTAGATCATTTGTGGTCGATATCATAGTGTCATTATAATAAACAAATGAATCTGCCTCAACATATAATATTTTGAGATCGACTATTTTTTGATTAATACCAGAAATAGAATACTGTTTTAGTTTTGATAAAATCCTCGATTTATTAAAGTCGGATACTAAGAATCCATTCTTTGGTTTGATTGAAATTTGAACCGTACCAAAGGCAGGAGGGTCTAGTTCTTCACCACCAACAACTGATACTGATTCAGTATCTGGATAAATCGTTTTTATAATTGTTTCATAATCACGTCCAGTAACTGCCCTATTCTGTGAGGAATAAATTCTTGGGGCAAAATACTTGATAGAATCTATAGTTTCAATTTCTGAACCATTCTGAGATGATTGTGTTGTTGTAACAGTAAATGGTTGTGGTGAAACAGGATTGCCATCACTATCAACTATTCTTCCAGAAAAAGAGAAGTTTGTGGCACCATTACCTTCTTTTCCATCCGTAATCAAATAGTTTACTGTAATAATTTCACCCGTTTCTAATTTTCTACCAATCAACCCATCACCAAACAAGAGTTGATATTTTTCATCCTGAATCTCCTGAATCAGATAAATGTATGAGGATCCAGTTACATCAGTAATATTATCAATCTGATTATATTCTATACCTAATCCAGAGTCATTTTCTTTCTTTACATATACTTTAATCGTTGATGTATCGATAAAGGAATTGTCGAGAATAAATCTTTGATCGAGAGAAGAATCAACGACAAATTGTTTTTCAAGATATATTCCTTGACTTACTTCAATATTTTCAAATGTAGCAGTTCTTTGAGCAGTGGGAACACCATTTAATGTAATATCCGTTACTGTAGTTGGTAACTGAATATCCTCTAAAATTGAAAATGTATATGACGTATCATTCGTATTTCCAACACAAGTAAGACCTCTTTTCAATACAAGTGTTGGTGTGGTTGTATTTCTTACATTAATCGTAAAGGTCACAGATGCCTTTGCAGCAGTCCTTGACTTTGGTACGTACCCAATGTTTCTTGCAAGTGATACAACGTTCTCACGGAGAGTTGCAGAGTCCAGGAAGGACTCATTCACAACCATGTTGGAGTTAAATGCTGTAATATAAGTATTATATGCGAGAGTATCGATCAATACAGAAAAGTTAGAGCCCTCAAAGTCAAATCCTGAAAAGTCAGAATTGGCACGAAGATAACTTCGAATGGACTCTTTTATTTGATCGAAATCGAGATCTGTAAATTTTGTAAAAGGCATATTATCTGGTTGCCTCTAATAGGAACGAATATTCTTGTGTCGGAAACTCTTGACCGATAATATCAAAAACTACGGTAACTTCGAATTCATTTTGATCTGGTCTTGGGAAGACTTCGACTTGTAAATTATCAACTCTTGGTTCAAAATTTTCAATCGATGTTTGAATTTGATCACTGATTACTGATGCAGTACCAAAATCAACAAACTCAAAAAGACTTCCTCTTACGTCAGATCCAAATAATGGATTAAAAAACTTTTCGGTGGGTATCGTTTGGACAATATTTCTCACAGACCTACGAATTGCTGCCTCATTTTTGAGTACAGGTAAGTCTTTAGTAACAGGATGTGGGTTAAATGATAAACTAATATCTTTAAATGATCTTGATATCCTCCGATTTGCCATTTTGGTTAGAGTTTTCTGAACTTATTTATACCCCAGTTCCATAAGAAGGTTCGGTTCCGTACTCCCAATCATCATAATCTTCATCATTACGAATTTTTTCATGCAATTCAGTTTGTTTTTTGAGATCATGACGTGGTGCAAGGTCGTGCATTACCTCTGTAAGAACTCTTTTTGGTTTTTCTTGCATTGATCCATAATCTGAAATGAGTTTTGTGGTTCCCCACATCTCCCTCATATATTTTTTGTTTCTATCCACAGGTGAATTTCCCATTTTAGCTCCTGATTCGTTAAAATCAGAACTTTTAGAGGGGTTGCTATCCCTTTTTTTATTTATTTTCACTCTTTTCGGATGTTTCTTCACGTTCTTTTGCTGTTTTCCAAAAATATTCATCCTCACGACCCATTCCAAGTCGATCATTTCCATTTTCAACTTGATAATATTGAGTTGAAACCTTAAAGTCCGGCATTTTTGGATTTACCGGGGTCAGACTATTGTCAAAAATACGCAATCTGTTGTTTGGATAGAGAGCATACTGACCATTTTCAAGTTCAATCAGGTTATGAGACTTGTGTTCGGCAGGATTTTCACTGGTTGCCCAGTCAACATAGT